TTCCTACGCGGCGGACCCCCTAGTGCCCACGAGCAACTTGCTCGCGAGCATGACGGCGTCTTTCACGATGGATTTCCCCACGGTCGGTCTCACTGCCGCGGATGCAACGGCGCTTAAAAGCGCTCGTGGCATACCTCGTCGATGCGACCCTCCTCAAGTTGGCCAACGGCGAAACGTGACCGGCAATAACGCCGGCACGCTTTCACTCCCGTATGGGAGATGAGTAAAGGACAGGGGGACTCAAACGGTGAGCACCCTGGATGTCTTCCTCCGTAAGGAGTAGACATGAAAAGCCTTGTAGAGCTTCTGGAGAGTCTCCTACAGGATTGTGGGAGTAAGTGCGCCGTTGATTCGACGCGCGACGTGCAAACGTTGCGACGTCGAGTCGAACACGAGGGAGATAGCTTCATAACTATCACCCTTCCATCCTTTAGTAAAGAGTTCGAAAGAGCTCTCGAAGAGGGTGGTATGGCTCCTGGCTCTTTTTCTTCTTTCGGGAAGAAGCGGAGCGGGGTCCCGACTTGGATGTCGGGGTTCATGTGCCATGTGTTCGACTCGGACAGTTCCCTAGTCGAGTTCCCTCGGGTCGATTGCATTCGAGCCATAAGGCAAGTATGCCTATTCGGCAAGAAGCTCCTTCGTCCATGCTCCAAGGAGCGTGAGGAGGAGGCGATTCGAGGGTATCTTGATTGCGAAGACGGGTTCGCCATGAGCGCGAACGGTTCCCAGATGGAACGTTACTTCGAGATTGTAGCGGCGATACTCCTTAGCCGTTGCGATCTTGGAAAAGAGCAGCTTGCTGCTCTGACGTGCTGTCATGGACCCGGCGCTACGGTCGAGCGTCTTACTGGTGCGAACCAGAAATGGCGATTTGACCGATGGCACGCGAGGCTTGAAGACGTAGGCATAGCCTACGACGTATTTGGCCGCGGTAGTAATACCGCGACCAGGGACGACATGGCCTCGTGGCCGGAGCTCGTTGAGCCTGAGGACGAAGAACCCGTGAGGGTCGTACTCGTCCCTAAGACTCTGAAGACTCCCCGCATAATTGCTGTCGAGCCTGTGTGCATGCAATATGCACAGCAGGGCTTGAAGCGATTGCTTGTAGAGCAGCTTGAGAACTGCTCGTACACAGCTGGTCACGTAAACTTTCGTGATCAGAAGTGCAATCAAGTTTTGGCCCAATCCAGTTCCTCGGATGGCCGTTTGGCTACCTTGGACATGGCAGAAGCCAGTGACCGAGTCTCAGTAGCCCACGTAAGCGCCTTGCTTAGCTCAGTCCCTTTCTTCAGGGATTGGGTTTTCGCATGCCGCTCTACGCGGGCGCGACTTCCAGATGGGAATGTAATCCCCTTAAAGAAGTTCGCGTCGATGGGCTCCGCAATGACCTTTCCTATCGAGGCCTTGGTGTTCTACACGAGCATCATCGCATCGCGGTTGAGGTTATCTGGGCAATTCCCGACTCCGCGTACCGTGCATGAGCAGTCACGGGACGTGTACGTCTACGGGGACGATTTGATCGTCCCTGCAGGCCAGGCG